GAATTCGCTCATGTCGCCTATAGAGGCTGCCGAGGATTTGAAGGTACGCATGAACGCGGCTCAGATACCGGAGTTCTACAGGCATTACACGCTATATAATTTCCCACGGAAAGACAGCAGCGCACTTCGAGCGTGTGCCGAGTATGCAGCTCAGGGGCGCATATCGGGCAACCTCATGCTGTATGGCCCGTTCGGCACGGGAAAGACGAGCCTTGCGGTAAGCATCCTCGACGAGCGGCTTACGACGCGGGGGGAGCGGGGGCTGTTCCAAGTAGTGCCGATGCTGTTCGAAGAGATAAAGGCATCCTTTGGGCGGGAAGATCAGAGTGCGGTATTGCAGCGCGTTATGAACGTCCACCTGTTAGTGCTTGACGACCTGGGGGCGGAGCGCGCGACTGAATGGGTGCAAGGGCAACTCTACACGATCTTGAACCACAGGCTCATTCATAGCAAGCCGACCATAGTCACCACGAACCTCGACACCCACGAGTTAGCGGACAGTCTCGGCCAGCGTACAGTAGAACGGTTGAAGTCCTACAGGGTGATACACGTCGGCGGTGGTAATCTACGTGACGAGCGCAGAGACGATTGAGCCATATAGAGCAACAACTGAGCCTGCAAATGAGAGCATCCGGTGTGCCTGAGCCGGTGCATGAGTACCGCTTTCACCCCGTTCGTAAGTGGCGCTTCGACTTCGCCTGGCCCTCTCTTTTGCTGGCCGTCGAGGTGGAAGGCGGTACAAAGTGGGGCCGCAGCCGGCATAGCTTCGGTGAAGGCTTTGACGGCGACTGTGATAAATACAATACAGCGACTCTCATGGGCTGGCGCGTTCTGCGCTTCTCAGGCGCTATGGTGGGCAACGGCGAGGCATTGCAAACGATTGAGCGAGCATTAGGGGAAGCATGACAGCAGGAGGTAGCGAGTTGGAAAGCACTTTGCGTCACATTGCAGACGATAGAACCGCAACCCCTGAAGATCGGGCGATCGCAGAACACATCCTCGCTATGTTGCCTGAAATCCACGCTATTCACCGCAAAGGCTATGGGGAACTGCGCGTTACGTTCATAGACCGCGTAGTGTTCCAGGTAGAAGAAACCCATAAGAGGCGAGTACCGAAGGCTAGTTGACATCCCTAGAAACTGTGGTATGATTACGTCAACAAGCAAATAGCAATAGCTGACTGATAACCAGAGGCTACACGAACTCACCAATGCGTGAGGGGTGTAGCCCTTTTTATTGCCCCGTATGAGTGTAAGCAAGAGTAGTGTAAAGAGCCTTCACGCTGCCGAAAGACAACGGCAAGCATTAGAGCTGCGTAAATCGGGCATGGGTTTTGATGACATTGCCCACGAATTAGGATATAGCCATCCATCAGGCGCGCATAAGGCGGTGCTTACGGCTCTGCAAAGAACTCTCAAAGAACCTGCTGATGAATACCGCAACCTTGAACTAACCCGACTTGACGAAATGCTAAAGGCTACATGGGGCGCAGCCCAAAGAGGCGTACCGCAAGCCGTAGATCGCGTACTCAAAATCATGGAGCGTCGTGCTAAGTACCTCGGTTTGGATGCTCCTGCTACCCTGAATATCAATATCAGGCAAGAGGCGGAACGTCTTGCAGAAGAGTACGATCTGGACGCTAACGAGTTGATTATTGAAGCGGAGCGCATCGTCATGGAGAGTCAAGTAGTTGGCTAGTCTTTCCCCGGCTGCCGTTCGTGCTGCGCTGCCTATCGCAGTCCTACGCCTCAAGTACAGACCGCGCGCTATTCCCCAGCCCTACCCCAGGCCCATCCTACGCGGCGCTGCTGACGACCTGTGGCAAAGTAAAGACCACGAGGTCATCCTGACCGGCCCCTCCGAAACGGGTAAGACGTGGGCAGCCCTTCACAAGTTGAACATGCTTATGCTGGCGCACCCAGGCTCACAGGCTGCCATAGTCCGCAAGACCTACCAGTCTATGCACGGCTCAGTATTGCAGACTTACAGAACCATCCTGGGCAAAGACACGAATGTACACGCCTTTGGTGGAGAAAAGCCAGAATGGTTTGATTACCCGAACGGCTCGCGCGTCTTTGTCGGTGGGATGGACAACCCCCAAAAGGTACTTAGTTCAGAGCGCGACCTTATCCTGGTCAACCAGGCAGAGGAGCTATCGCTTGACGATTGGGAAACGCTTACCACGCGCTGTACGGGGCGCGGCTCGGTTATGCCCTTTACCCAGATTATAGGCGACGCTAACCCCGGCCCCTCAACCCACTGGATACTCAACCGCCCCTCTCTGCGTGTGCTTTATTCTCACCACGAGGATAACCCCACGTTGTTTGGCAACGAAGGCCAGATTACCGAGCAAGGCGCGCGTACCCTGGCCGTGTTGGATGCCTTGACCGGTACACGCTATCAACGCCTAAGGCTCGGTAATTGGGTAGGAGCTGAAGGGCTGGTATACGAGGAATGGAACCGCGAAACCCACTTGAAAGATGAGAGTGAACTAATCGAGTGGGGCATCCTGACACCCGAAGGCAAGCCCAATCATGCTAACTTGAAGGGCGTGTATGGAGGCGTAGATTGGGGCTTCACTAACCCCGGCATTCTCGCTATATGGGCTGTGGATAATGACAGTCGCCTTTACCTCCTGCGTGAGTGGTACATGACAGGCAAGACGATAGATTGGTGGATTGAACGCAGCAAAGAAGCAAAAGAGGAATGGGGCATTACTCGCTTTATCTGTGACCCTGCCGAGCCTGCATACATTCGCCAATTCAATCAAGCTCGCCTCGCCGCAATAGGCGGCAAGAACGATATAGCGCCCGGCGTACAGTCTATGCAAAGCCGCCTTCGTGTCAAGCCGGATGGTCGTGCAAGGTTGTATGTGTTGCGTAACGCCCTGATACAGCGCGACCCTGCCAGGGATGCAAAGCACTTGCCTTGTGGCTTTGTCGAGGAGATAGAGGGCTATGTGTGGGCTAAGAGTTCCGAGGGAGCATCCGAGAAAGAAGTACCTGTAAAGCTAAACGATCACTCCCTTGACCAGGCTCGCTATGTGTCAATGCACGTAGATAGAGGCGGAGGTATGGCAGCGTAATGGCAAGCACAGCCCTGACAACCCCCACCAATCGCGGTATCGCCACTCGTGTGCGTGATGCACTCAAGGCGTGGGTGTACGGTAACGGTAGCAACTATTGGCTAGGGGATAGCAGCCCATATTACTCAAGCTATTCTTACGGCACCACCGTTGATTACACCGTCGAGGCTGGCGACCTGGCACAGAACGCCATTATTATGACGTGCATCCAGTCCATCATGCGCGCGTTCCCTGAAGCCCCTATGAAGGTGATGAGGACTACGTCAAGCGGCAGCGAGATCGTGCCTAATCACAAGATGGCTGTCCTGCTCAAGAAGCCTAACGAATACTTCTCAGGCCGTCTCTTGTGGCAAGCCACAGTCTACAGCCTGAACCTGGACGGTAACGCATACTGGATAAAGGTGAGGGGTGGGAGTGGGCAAGTTGTTGAGCTGTGGTACGAGCCGCACTTCACCATCCGTTGCAGGTGGCCCAGTGACGGCAGCGAGTTCATCAGCCACTACGAAGTACAGCGAGGCAACGCGTGGTATCGGGTTGAGAAGGAAGACGTTGTGCATTTCCGCTTCGGTATCAACCCGTCCAATATCCGAGTGGGCATCTCTCCTCTTGCCTCTGCTTTGCGTGAGGTGTTCACAGACAACGAAGCGGCCCGCTACAGTGCAACCATGCTCAAGAACATGGGCATACCGGGCGTGGTGATAGCCCCTCGTGATGAAGGCATTATCTCCGACCCTGAGCAAGTCAAGAACCTGTTTATGCAGAAGTTCGGGGGCGACAGGAGGGGCGAGCCGCTAGTGCTGACCGACGCTGTGACAGTCGAGGTGTTGTCCTTCTCACCTGAGCAGATGAACCTGGTCGGCTTACGCAGAGTGCCCGAAGAGCGCATCCCCGCCCTCCTGTCATGGCCTGCCGTTGTAGCGGGTTTGGGTGCAGGGCTTGACCACAGCACATACAACAACATGGACGAAGCGAGGCAACAGGCTTATGAGCAGAACATCATCCCCACCCAGATGGTACTCAGTGACGACCTGGGTACACAATTACTCCCAGACTTCGGCGACCCTGCCACCGATACTGTTGTGTTCGACCTCTCACAAGTCAGGGTACTTCAAGACGATCAAGCCAAGCTCTACGCACGTCTGTCTCAGGGTTACGATAGCGGGTGGATAAAGCGAAGTGAAGCGCGCACCGCGACGGGTTGGCCTGTAGAGCCTGATGATGAGACATACAAGGTGGCCCCCACAGCGCCTATGCTGCCCTTGAAAGCTTTAAAGAGTGGTGTGCAGTACAAGAGTGCCAAAGCAAGCACAGAGAGGCGCAGGACGGCTATAGAGCGCAGAATGGAGCGGGAGATAGCGGCTATCTTACAGAGGGATTATGAGGCTGTTGCAGCGAGAGTGGGGGCAGCATGATAGACCAGATGTACAAGTATGAGATTAGAGTTGAGTTGCAGGATCAGTATGACAGGGATGCC